TATCATCATAAGCCCTTTGATACCTGTTCCTCCGGAACAAAAAAAACCCGGGTTGCCCCGGGTTCCTCCCTCAGTTAATCAAGCAAAGTCATAAATGCTTTTGGGTGATACTTGCGAAACCAAGTCAAGCCCTCTTGCATCATGTCATACATCTCTAAAGCTTCAGCCCCCATAATCGCGTCATACATCGCGACGGCTTGGGGTTCAAGTTCAACTGCATCCCCGGAAAATCTGTTCTTAACTATTTCAGGTTTAGATCCAACTTGTAAACCCGCAAAACTTTTTGGTATTGTATTAGTAGTCATTGTTTATATCCTCCAATAGTCCGTTAACTTTCATACAGTCTTTGACATCATCTTGTGACATATACTTAACAAGACATATAATCATAAGTTCAGGTGATACTCTACCCTCTTCGACTGCGTCCATAAGTTCAGCCCTGTAATCCGTGTAGGCGTGAAACTCTTTTTCTGCGGTTAATAAATCAGTACTCATTTTGTTTTCCTTGTGTGGTTAATGAATCTTTATTTTAGCATTACTTGACATATTTTACAACTTTATTTATTTAATTATTTTCAAGATATCATAAGCCCTTTGATACCTGTTCCTCCCAAAAAAAGGGGGGCCGAAGCCCCCGATCAGATCAGTCATTTTTATTTTCTTCGTGATCTCTATCCCAATCATAGATCAGGCCCCGTGCTTTTTCCCAACGATGCCAACCTTGCATCATCACATAAGATTTATCTTTAGCTGATTTCTCGTAATGAGAACGAAGATTCCCTGGTCGAGATTCCTCAGCGTCTGTTATGATCGTTAGTATTTGTTTTTTCCTGAGCTCGTAAACCTCATATAAATCACTAGACATCTCCTCGATCAAGTCTCTTTCTTTCTTTGTCATTTCCATTATCTTATCTCCTCTAGTTTAGTGTTTAGATCTGCTAAAGCTAATAGCAGCCCTTTCTTTCCAGTTGGATATTTACGCCCCGTAAGTGAAGTCACGAACGATCGGCAGTTGCCTGAAGTGTAGCTACTGTTGATCTTCATGCCGATCAGCAGAGCCTTGAGTCCTTGGCGAACCACTGACATCTGGTAGCCTTGGATCTGTTCTGGTGTTGTAAGTACTGTTGTCATCTGTATTTCTCCTTGTGTGAATGAATCTTAATTTTACCAGAACTTTACATATTACACAACCAAAGTCGAAGCCCTTTATTTAATGTCGAAGCCTTTTATCTGTTGTCGCGATCATTTTTATTTAGATCGTGTTTTTGATTTCTGTGGATGAATTGTGGATAACTTTGGATCACGGATTTTGGATCAGAACAGATCGGATCACGATCGGAAAAAAGGGGGACGATCGAGTCGGCTCGAAGGCAGTCGAACACTGATGTTTGTTAAACGACACATACTGTTTGTTAAATTAATAACAAACAACTCCACCCCACCCCGACCCACCTTTTTTTATTTTTTTTATATATTTAGTGTATACATTTTAATATGCTCAAATTATCAGAACATATTACAAACACGCCCCCCTTACTTTACAATAGGCTAATTAAAAAAATATTTTGCAAAAAAATCTCAAATAATGCGAATAATTCTTATTACCACATAAATACCGAGACTCCGCTAGAATACACGCATGAATATCTTATATACACTATTGACTATGCTTAACGCCTGTTTATACTTGGTACTACTATACGTTTTCTGTTTGTTTTTAATTATTTAATAGGATATACTCCACACCATAGCTGCAAAATAACCAAGGTGTAACAGCAAACACAATGAGCAAACTTAAAATACCTACAGTATCTACTGCGTCAGAGGACGATCTATTTGAACCCGCCGTAGTAATGCCTGCAATTGACCAAGATGTCCCTCACCCGGGGAACAAAAAACCTCCAGAAATGTCAGCGGAGCAAGAACTAGAAGTTAGAACCAATACAATCAAAGCGATTGCAGATATTAATGGTGACGATATAACTCCATCTAAAGAACATCAAGAACAAGCGAAAGACTTAGCTCGCGAAATGATGACGAACAAGAAACTAAAACCAGAGTTTGAACAATACCCAAACGAGACAATGGCTTTCTTAGCTGGACTAGTGGGCCAGACTAACTGCATGATTGTTGAGGAACTTGCGGACCTTAAATTGTTTGTAGTAAACAACTTTGTACAGCTAGTCGCCATGGCTAAAAATGATAGAGATAAAATATCAGCGCTTCGTGCTATAGGAGAAATAGACGGCGTCGATGCATTTAAAAGAAAAACAGAGATTACGCACATTACTAAATCAGGAGATGAGTTAGAGAAAGAGCTCATGGAAACAATAGAACAACTTAAGGGTAAGGTCATAGAGGGCGAAGTCATAGAAGAAGACGACGATGATTAGTGAAGCAGACTTAGATTTACTACAGAAGAATCTACCTAACATGACTGAAAAAGAGAGGCAGAAAAGTTTAACGCTTTTAAAAGAATACAAAAAGAACTTAACTAAAACACAGGGGAAGGCAAACTTCTTAGACTTTATTAAGCATGTCTACCCCGATTATAAAGTAGGAGAACATCATGCAAAATTGGCTAAATTATTTGAAGAAATATCAAGAGGAGTTAGAAAACGAGTTATCGTCAATATCGCGCCTCGTCACGGAAAATCGGAACTTATTTCCTATCTGGCTCCGGCTTGGTTTTTGGGTAACCACCCAGCAAAAAAGGTTATCATGGCATCTCATACAGCAGATCTTGCTGTTAACTTTGGCCGTCGGGTCAGGAATCTCGTGGGTTCAGACCCTTATAAAGACATATTCCCCGATATCAGTCTACAAGCGGATAGTAAAAGCGCCAGTAGGTGGGGTACAAATCATAACGGTGAGTATTTTGCTATTGGTGTTGGTGGTGCTTTGGCTGGTCGTGGAGCAGATCTCTTTATAATTGATGATCCGCACTCAGAGCAAGACGCAAAGTTAGGAAAGGGAGACGTTTTTCTCCCAGCTTGGGAATGGTTTCAGTCAGGACCACTGCAAAGGCTTATGCCTGGTGGTGCTATTATCGTAGTAATGACTCGATGGTCTAAATTAGACCTAACAGGACAGATAATTAACCAGATGGTTAAGAATGATGACGTCGATGACTGGGAAGTTGTTGAGTTTCCTGCTATTTTAGAAGATAAAAAGGGAAATGAAGTTCCACTATGGCCTGAGTTCTGGCCGCTAGAAGAATTACAGAGTAGAAGAGCTGCGTTAGACATACGATACTGGAACGCACAGTACTTACAAAACCCGACATCGGAAGAAGGTGCACTAATCAAGCGAGAATGGTGGAATATGTGGGAAGAAGAAGACCCACCACCCTGTGAATTTATAATAATGACACTTGATGCTGCGCAAGAAGCTAATAATAGAGCAGATTACAACGCATTGACAACATGGGGCGTATTTCTTAACGAAGAGACAAACAACTACGCTATAATATTACTGAACGCAGTAAAGGAGCGTTTGGAATTCCCAGAACTTAAGCAGCTTTGCTTAGATGAATATCAAGAGTGGGAGCCAGACGCCTTTATTGTAGAGAAAAAATCAAATGGTGCAGCGCTATATCAAGAATTTAGGAGAATGGGAATACCTGTTGGAGAATTTACGCCTGGAAAAGGACAGGATAAGATTAGCCGTGTTAATGCTGTGTCTGATTTGTTTAGTGGGGGTGTGGTTTGGGCACCAGACAGACGTTGGGCGCATGAGGTTATTGAAGAATGCAACGATTTCCCTAGTGGTGCCAACGATGACTTGGTTGACTCCACAACTTTAGCACTCGCTCGTTTTAGGCAGGGTGGATTTATTCGATTGCCGAATGATGAAGAGGATGATATAGTAATGTTTAGGGGTAGAAACCATAAAAAATATTATGCCGTATAAAAACCTTGAAGACAAAAGAGCTTATGAAAAAGTTTATTACGAAAAAAATAAAGAAAAAATAAAAGCTAAGTCCAAATCTTGGGCAATAGAGAATAGAGAAAAATCAAATTCATGCAAAAGAGAATACGAGCTTAAGAATTTAGAAAAAATAAGGAAAACAAAAAATAAGTATCGCGAGAAAAATATTTAAAGAATAAAAGC